CCTGCCTGGTCGTCTTCCATCAGCGTCACCGCGACGATCAGCCAGTTGACATCCAATCCCTGGATCTCGTCCTTGACGGGGCACATCCTATTGATACGCCAGAGTGGACCCTGATCGCCTTCCATCCCCTGAGTGCGCCAACCAGCGACGGTGATCTCGGTCTGGGTTCCTTCGCCGATACTGCGCTGTTTTTGCCACTGGCCACGCTTGCTGGCCCCGGCTACCGTGGTGATGTCTTCGGCGATGATGATGCGGGGTCGATAGCGCGGCACATCCGGATCGCGGATGGTGGCCTTCTGGCCGCCGATGGTGGTGGTCGGGGTGTCATCCCACGTCGCTCCGCCGCCGTAGCTGCTGCCCTTGACGATCCATTCTGATGCCCGGTCGCGCATGCTGAAGTTACCGCGCGCCGCCAGAATGTTCTCGCTCAGGATCAAGCTGGCCCCCATTGCCTGCTCGCTGGCCTGGGTCAGCACCAGCTGGCCCTTCTCGTTGGTGGTGAGCAGCACGGCACGCTGTTTGGCCAAGCGGTCTAGCAGCTCGAAACAGGTCTCTCCCTGCTCGATGGCCACGCGGGGGAATGCTGCACCCAGATCGCACTCGACCACCACCTCAATGCCAAACGGTTTGCAGATATCACGCGCCACCTTGTCAAGGGTGACGTTCTGCCATTGTCCGCTCTTATAGATGGCGGAACAGTCCACCAAATCGCTGGTCTTGCTGCGGCCGCTGACCACCCAACTCACCTCTTTGGCATCATAGCTTGGGGTGAAGTCGTCCACATATCCGGTCAACACCAGATCGTTGCCAATGTGCACGGTGCAGGCGCTGCCTTCGCGGATTACCATCGCCTTGGCATCATCCCATTTACGGGTAAGGTGCAGCTCGAAATCACCTGCGATATCGCGCAGGCTGCGGGTGACGCGCACTTTCTGCCAGCCGCTATAGAGCTGACCATCCACACGCAGGGTAATGGGCTCAGCCATTGGTCACCTCATCAGCCACCTGAATGGTGGTGCTTGGAGTGATGAAAGCGGGATCGCGCAGCTTGTTGCCCATCACCAACCGATCGCGGTACTCGGCATTGCCATACTGCTGCCACGCCAGCAGTGCTGATGCGGTGGTGGTGGTCAGAGTGATCTTACGACGCTGCGGCAGTTTGGCTCCCCGCTCGCGGCTGTCGTTGAGTAGGGCAAGACGCAGATCGCGCAGGGCGCGCCAAACATCGCTCTGTTCGGCCTCTACCGCATCCATGGCCAGCTCGGCCAGCCGGTTGGCCCAGTCGTTGGCCAGCTGGTCCAGATCGTCGGCAGTGAGCAGCAGGTTGCGATCTGACCCCACCACGCCATCCATGGTGACAGGGCGGCTGATCTGGTTATTTACCTGATCACCAGTCAGCGACTGGCCGATGGTCACCTGACCGATCTGGTCGGGGGTAAAGTCGCGAGTAGTGCCGAGATCCGCGCTGGCAATGGCACTGGCCGCTGCCGTGGCGGCGGCACGGTCGATCAGCGCAGTGAAGGCCTTGCCATTATCGAGCGCCGCATTCAGCTCCGTGGGGGTATCGATGGGCGGTACTGACGAGGCCACGCCGGTGGTCACGTCGCTGTTGATGCTGGTCGGCAATCCGCCGGTGATGGCCAGCTCGGCGCGCATCCCTTCCCAGCGGCGGCTCACCTGGTCATAAATAGAGAGCGCCCGAATGGGGTCAGTCACCACGCTTTTGATATCCTCCACGATACCGATCACCTCGCGGGCCAGTTCGCCAGGATAGGCCAGCAGCGCACCTACGCTATCTTTGGCCCGCATCAGGCGATCTGTCCACTCGCGGAACTGGTCAGGCAGGGTAGGCAGACCACGTGTAAATTCATCCAGATCATTCAGAAAGGTATCAACCATGGTGCCCATGTTGTCGATGCCGGTAATGAACGAGTCGAGGAATGATTGCTCGCTGGCACCCTGCGCCGCCGCGGCAGCATCACCCAGGGTGGCGGCGGTATCGATGGCAGCAGAAGGGAACAGGCGCTTGCCAGCCTCCCACACGGTAAAGGTCACATAGGCAACGCCATCTTCTTCGTTATCCAGGCGGTGGCTAACTTCGCCAACCTGCACGGTGCGCACGCCCCACCAGGGGTGAATCATCTCGCCGGTGCCTGGTTCGTTCAGTGCATCGAGCAGGGTGCGCAACTGGGTAAGATAGTCTTTGCCAACCAGCTTGCCGGTGATCTGCTCGTTGGTGATCGCGGCGCCGTTGTCTTCGGTCCAGCCACTCTCACGCTTGGGGTATTCGCGGGGGATGGCGCGGCGCCCCCCCTTTCCATCCACGGTGTTCAGTAGGAACTCTACTCCCCGGATGGAGGCAGTCAAACGGTCTTCAAAGCTCATTCAAACCCTCCTTACGGCATCAGTGAAGGGCCGTTATCCACGCGCACCTGCAGGCCTGGGGCGGTGTCACGGGCACGGACGGTGATGCGGTCGTCGCTGACTTTGATATCGAGCGAGCCTTCGAACGACGGCGGCTTGAGCTGGGTTGGCGCAGAGATAGTACCAAGATCCGCGATGATATTTGTCAGAGCGCCAGTGATATCAGCTGAATTCAATGATGAGGCGAACACTGAACGGCCATCAATACCCGGTGCCGGCTTGGATGGTTCAAGCACTGGGACCAGCATTGCCTTCGCCATCTGGGAATAGGCATTGTCATTAGAGAGCGGCTTATTCTTAACTTCCTTGGCCATCTGTGCATAAGCGTCGCGATTGCCAAGCATTGGCGCAGATGGCAATGTCGCCCTCGCTCTTTGAGCCTGGTCAGATTCTGCCTTCAACCGCTTGGCTTCTTCAGAATCACTGGCTGCATAGAGCAAACCGAGCGTCACACCGCCAGCAAGAGCTGGGGCCGCCTTGACCAGTCGAGAAATTCGGCCCCCTTTGCCAGGCGTCCGGCCAGGCTCACCGCCCGGTAAATCAGCGCCACCCATGCCGCCCATACCACCGCCTGGCATGTTGACCACGTAGACAGGCGTCGCGCCCAAGTCTGCCATGGCACCACCCAAGCCGCCTGCGCCGCCCTTGCTGGGCTTGGCAGCATCCCAGACCCCCTTGGTCCACTTGACCGCATCAATCCCCTTCTTGACGGCTACCAGACCGCCGACCACCAGGGCGATGTTCTTGCCGGTCTCCAGCCAGTTCTGCACGGCATCCGGTTCCAGGCTGTTGATGGCATCGGCCAGCTCGGCGATGGGCTCGGCCAGCTGCTGGTTGGCGAACTGGCTCCAGCTGTTGCTGACCAGTTGCAGGCTGGCGGCGAAGTCGCCCGCCGCCACGGCGGCATCGTTGAGGGTGGTGCTGCCATCGCCGGAGAGTTTCAGGAATTCGTCGAACGCCTTGACGTCGCCGGTCTGGACGAACTCGGCGATCACCGGTTTCAGGGCCCGCTTGGCCTCGTCGGTCAGATTGAGATCGGCCAACTTGCTGGAGAGCCCCCCCGACTTGGTGACAATCTCTTCAATCAGCACCGGCAGGGAACGCATCACCTCGCGGCCCTGCTTGAGTTGTTCTGGGTCAAACACATCGATATTGCCCAACTGCTTGAGCTTCTTGACGGTGTCGGGGCGGGTCAGGTCACGGATAATGGATTCGAAGGCCGTCACCGCCTCGGCGTCAGATCCCACGCCCTGGCGGATGATCTGCAGTGCGGCGCCCAGCTCGGTCACGGCACTGGCGCCCTGACGGCCGGTGGCGGCATAGGCGGCGAAGATCTTGGGGCCCTCTTTGGCCATGTTTCCCAGGGTGAAGGCGCCTTGCTTGCCCTGCAGGTTAAGGGTATCGATGGCCCGCATGGCCGCCTCGCTGGAGTCGATGCCCAGCTTCTTGAATTCGGTGAAGATGCCGCCAACCTCGGTGCCGCCGGCGCCGGTGGCCTGGATCACTGCCGCGATATTGGGCAGGTTCTTCATCGCATATTCCAGGTCACCGGTCTTGGTCAGGATCTCCTCGATAGCCGAGGTTGCTTCGTTCGGGTCAATGCGGATGCCCCTGGTGTTGCTGACGGCATTGATCTCGTCCTTCAGCTCCTTGGCCTTGTCCCGGCTGATGTCGGCAGCGATGGCAATGCGAGAGATCCTGCGGTCCAGTTCGGCATATCCGCGCACCGTTGCGCCCCCCACCACGGCAGCCCCTAACGCCATATAGCGGCTGCCCATGGCATCGATACCCCGGCCAGCCGCCGCCGTCGACATTCTCAGCATGTTCATGGCCCGCTGATTATTGGCGGCGAACTGACTCATGCTCTGGGAATATTGCCGCGACTTGGTGGCCAAGTTCCCCGCGAGGTTGATGACAATATCGGTGACGAGTTGCTTGGCCATGGCGATTCCTGTTT